AAACCAGCATCACTTGGATTCCAAGCGGCTGTGAATGATAATGATGTTGGTGCGTTTTGTACTGGTATTTTGTCACCTTGACGCGAACCAGCAACACCATAACTTGCCACCGCATCATCAGTACCAAATGCTGGAACTGATTGTATATTTAATGGTGTGCCTGCCGCGCCTGTTCCGTTTGCAACCGTGCCGACAATCGTTGCAACTTGAGCAGTCCAAACAGACAAATTGGCAGTTGTTAAAACAGTTGGTGTTGCGCCTGATTGCATCCACATTGAGGCTGAAAAGCCTGGTAATACTTTATTTGGAATTGCCATATTATTCCCCTAATTATGCGTTGTTAGACCAACCGAATTGGTTGCCACGCGGATGGATAGTAAACATGCACTTGGCTTCCGCACCTACACTTGCATCAATTTGGAAATTGCCAACTCTGCCGTTGAAAGCATAGTAAACAATATTAGTGCCATCAGTTGCCGCAATTACAAATGTTCTATCAACTGTTCCATTGTAAGCATCGCCACGCATTAATAATAAGTTTGCGTCTGATGGATTCCATGCCGCAGTTACTGACATTGAAGTTGGTGCATTTTGAACTGGAATTTTATCGCCCTGTCTTGAGCCTGCCACACCGTATGATGCAACTGCATCATCAGCACCAAACGCAGGAACGCCTTCAACTGGCAATACGTTTCCAACAACAGCAATCGGGGAAACTGAACCTACTGTTGCTAATGCTGAAGTTGCCAATGGTGTTGGTGATGCTGTTGGTTGGCAATATAGTGTTGCCGAAAAGCCTGGTAATACTTTATTTGGTAATGCCATGATAATTAATCCTCATTAAAATTAAAAAATCGTATCTTATGATGGAATGTAAATGGTGCAGTCCATGAAAACGCTATGCAAATTTATGTCATTGTCATAACTATTATATAACCAAGTCACATCGGCTTTGCTAATTTGGAATCCTGTTGCGCCACCGAATTGCCCAGCATAACCATGTAGCGATTGTATTATTGTGTTTGACAGATTAAACCCATCTGCCATGTTTGTTGTAAAAACACTAATCTGAAATGTTGGCGCATCAGCACCTTTATTGCTTTGATTACCAGTATAAACAGGCTGATGAACATCCCTTAACTGCCACGTTATAAACTTTGTTTCTGTTGCCCAGTTGCGATTAAAGTTTGCGTAAACTGGAACTGGTGTTGCTATTGTTGCCAATTGCGTTTGTATTGCTTTAGCATAATTGCTTACATTGTTTTGTGTTGTCATTTTATGCCCTCGTCACAGGGTCAGAACGGTAGCACATCAAAGTCACAGTCATGCGGTCATTGCTTTCAATCACGTCTGTAATCCGCCACTCATTGCCGCGCCAAGTCACGCTATATTCATTTTGTTTATCTGCGATGGTTTGCATATTAGGCGTGTAGTTAAACTTCATGCTAATCAAATCAGAATAAACCCTGTATCGTTCTGTAATAGCAACCGAATTTTTAACTTCAGACACCAAAGGGCGACCAACAAACCAAAGCGTTGTGGTTGTTGTATATTCGCCAAACGCATCAACGCCAAATGTTAGCGTATTAATGTTTACATTTTCAAAGCGTGCAATAGCCATAGAATCACATCACAAGCGGTTTATATTGCCTTAGCAATACATCCACCCCAAACGGTATATTTTGCAAAGCCCCAGCCGTTGTTTCACTTCTGTTGTTATATAAATGCGTAAGCAATAACAATCCTGCACGTTTAATAACTGGATATTGTGACAAAATGCTTGGCATGATTGTATAACTGCAAACAACTGGTGAAGTCATAACTGTGTTTAAATTAGTCGGCAAATCATTCAATATTACTTTATTACCAGTCACATCATAATAATAAGTGTTAGATGCAACTGTTATCAAAGCGGTTGGCGTTGCATTGTTATAATATTTAACGCTGTCAATGGTCACGCCACCTTGCGATACTTCAGGCAAATCTAAACTTAAAGGTGTGCCATATAAAGCAGATGCCCCATAGTAAACCGTATAAGATTGATTAAAAATTGGCATCCCTAAATAATCTTCAATGTGCATCCTTACTGAAAGTTCTAAATCACTTAAATAATCATCTTGTGATTCATCGCCAAACAAGTTTAGTTGTTGTGTTATTTCTTCAAGTGTTAGCCATGCCGTTGCCAAGTCGCGACTGGTTTGAACAACCATGTCATAGTTAAATGGATTGCGCGTTGGTGGAAGATTTACTACACCGCTAACATTGTTGACTGACATTATTCAACGCCTTTCAAGTAAACACCAGCAAACACATCTTTTATGGTTGAAGCCATACGCATTTCAGCAAAAATTGTCACAAAACCTGGTTGGGTTTGGTCAAACATTTTTATAGTCATTTCTTCAGCATCAGCAATAGTCAAGAATCTATCCCAACAAGCCAAAGCTAGTGTTACCTTGCCTGTGCCTGTGAAGTCCATATATGGATTAGGGATAACAGGAAAGCCAAACATATTAACAACCGCGCCACCATCATCATCACCAGCTTCAATAAATAAATGTGAGTTATTGCCTGTTACTGCCGCTTTAAGTTGACGCAAATCATGTATTACATTTGGATGCGCGTGCCAAGCAGTTGTTGGGCAATTATAATATTGTGGTGGCAATGCTTTAACTAAATTAACAACATCATCGTAACCTATACTTGCCGCCGCTTGATTCACGGCTTTAACTGTGTGCCTGCCATTAGTTATAGCAGTTCCGCTTGTGCCAAAAGCCGCCGCAGTTGTGCTGGTTGGATAAGTAAATATTCCGCGCAAGCCACTTGTTCCGCCTGTGCTAGTTGTTGTTGTTCCAGTTTGGTCATTATTTAAAGCCATTGATTGACCTTCAAGTTGGCTAAATTCAAAAGCCAAATCTTCTACAATTTGGGCTTCTAATCCATTCACGTCACTTAAAACCGCGCTTCTAATTGGCAGTTGTGCTGATATAACACGAACTGGTAATTGCCAAATGCTAGTATTAATATTAGGTGAACCTGTATTAGGATTTACTGTGTAGCCCCACGGATTAGTTGCATCTGCGGCATTACCTGTTTTTGCTACAAATTGAACGTCTGAATCTGCTACTGTTATTTGTCTTGCGCCCATGCGAAATGGGTTGGCATAACGTGCGGCGGCAAACGCATCATCAAAGTAGGTGCGACCACCTTTACCTGAACCGCTTCCAGTTATTGCGCTTGCCTCATTTACAGACTTTAAATTAACGGTGGCTTCACCATCAACTAGGGCGGTCTTTATGCCCTGTAAAACTCTTTCAGCGATATTCATTTTTTGGTGTCCTTTAGGTTAAAAAAAGGGCGGCGATATACACAACCGCCCTAACCTTAATTACTTAGTTTGCGGCAGTCGCTGTTGAACGGTAACGAACACCAGCAAATGGGTCACGAACAGATGTTGCTAAACGCTTTTCACCATAGAACGTAATTGAACCTGGCAATGTTTGGTCATAGCGACGCAATACCATGTTCAAGCGGTCAATGATTGTGTAGAACTTATCAAAGTCACCAAAGAACATTGGATATTTGCTGATAGTACCAGCCGCCGCAGTTGTTGCTTGCGATGGGTTGTCCAAGTATTTATTCACAATAACATCAAAGCCTAACAATGTGCCAACGATGCCATCAGTACGCGCTAAACCATCAACATAAATTGGGCGACCTTGTGTATCTGTCAAACCACGAATTGCTTGTAGCAAGATTGGGCTAACCATAAATTTAGCTGATTCTGTCCAATATTGTTGTGGCAATGCGTAGATGAAGTTAATAACATCTTTGTAAGTAATGTTAGCCGCACCAACTGTGTTTGAGTTGGTTGTTAATTGGTCATAAGTAGCAAGTGAATGTAAGCCTGTTGCTGAACCTGTGCCTGATGTGCCAAATGCCGCTGTTGAAGTTGTGCCACCAGCGTATGTTGCATTTGCACCAGCATATTGGTCTAAACCGCGCAAGCCATCTGCACCACCAGTTGTAACTGTTGTGCCTGAACCTGATTGGTCGTTATTTTGAATCATTGATTGCGCTTCAGTTTGTGCAAATTCTGCCAACATATCATCAACCACATTAGCTTCTAAACCGTCAATGTCATCTAAAGCCGCAGTACGGATTGGGAATTGTACGTTTAAATCTTTTAAAACAATTTGCCAAATGCTTGTATCATCAGTCGTTGGTGTGCCATTTGACTGAATAGCATACCCCCATTGCGCGCCTGAATTACCAGTTTTAACACGGAATTGATATGAAGAACCATCTGTTGCAACTGTGCGTGCTACACCGCGTAATGGGTTTGCCAAACGTAAAGCTACAAATACTGGATCATAAGCAGTACGACCACCTTTGCCATCACCGCCAGCAGTTAATGCTGATGCCTCTTTCATGTACGCATCATATTGGCTTGCATCTTCAAACATTTTTAATTCTTTTTCGGTGCGACCATTTTCTTTGTGGAATTTGGCTAATTGTTCTTTAACCATTTTGTTTACATCACCACGAATTGTTTTTTCAATTTTGATGATTGATGGTGCTGGATTAATTGATGCAACTTTAGCTTCTAAAGCCGCAACTTTTTCCATGAATGATTGTTCAACTGCATCTACTTTTGCAGTCACAGCTTCGGTTACTTTTGCAATTTCAGCAATATTATTTGCTTCAATCGCGTCTAATTTTTCAATGATTTCAACTGACAT